CGACCAAGATTATTATCGTATCTACACCAAACGGAATGAATTTGTTCTATAAATTGTGGTCTGATGCGGTTAATAAGAAGTCCGATTACATTCCTTTTGAGATTCATTGGTCTATGTTACCAGGCAGAGATGAGGAATGGAAAGAACAGACAATTAGAAACACCTCGTTGAGACAGTTTCAGCAAGAGTTTGAAACCATGTTCTTGGGTTCATCGAATACACTTATTTCGGGTATTAAGTTACAGAGTTTGGTGTATAAAGAACCTATTGCCAATCATGATTTATTAAAAATATATGAATATCCAGTCAAAGAAGATATTGAGGCCAATATTAAAGACCATCTATACGCCATTTGTGTGGACGTTTCAGAAGGTAAGAATCTAGACTCATCAGCCTTCACGGTGTTTGATATATCAGAAACACCATATAAACAGGTGGGTATGTATAAGAGTTCATCCATTTCACCGATCATGTTCCCCACAGTCATCTATAATGCAGCCAGATACTACAATGATGCCTATGTTTTGGTAGAGATAAATAACAATCCACAGGTGGCAGATACTCTACATGCTGATTTGGAGTATGAAAACTTACTCAAGGTATATACTGGTAACAAGAAAGCACAACAATTATCTGCTGGATTCCAACGTGGAACACAGATGGGACTCAAAATGTCACCAGCAACCAAGAGAATTGGTTGTTCCAACCTTAAAACTTTGATTGAAACAGACAAACTTCAGATATGTGATTTCGATACATACTCCGAATTGACTACTTTTGTGGCCGACAAAACATCATTTGCAGCTGAAGAAGGTGCAAACGATGACGTAGTGATGACCTTGGTACTTTTTGCTTGGGCAGCCACTCAAAAGTACTTTAGGGAAATTGTTAATCACGATTTAAGACAACAACTTCAGTTGCAGACTATGAACCAAGTGGATGAAGAAGTTCTACCAGCCCCTATTATTGAAGATGGACGAGAGAATCCATTCATATTAGAAGGTGGTGATGTATGGGAAATGGCTAACGGTGGTGATACATACGCAGGATACTTTAGAAGTCTTCACAAGTAATGTAAAAACCGTTCTTCATAAATATCCTCATGGTAGACACTGCCAAGAAACACATAATAATTCAAGGAGAATAAAATGGCATTTCAAATCTCTCCAGGCGTAAATGTATCTGAAGTTGACTTAACAACAGTCGTACCTTCGATTCTAACTACAGCTGGTGCATTTGCTGGAACATTCGTTTGGGGTCCAGTAAACAAATTAATCTTAGTAGACAGCGAAATTACTTTAGCAAAAACTTTTGGTACACCAGACACAAACTCGGCAGTATCTTTCTTTACAGCTTCTAATTTCTTATCTTATGGTAACAATCTAACTATTGTTCGTGCTGTAGGAACAACGTCATTCAATGCTGACGCTAATACATCTCAAACAAATATTCAGATGGCAAACTCTGATTCGTTCCAAGCAACATTTTTGAATACAGACAATGCCAATTTGTATGGATCTTTCATGGCTAGATACCCAGGTAAACTAGGTAACTCTTTGTCTGTGGCAGTTTGTTCTAACACAGCAACATTTAGTGCGTGGACATACAAAGGTTATTTCACAAGTGCTCCAACTACTTCTGATTATGTTACAAATGCTGGTGGTTCTAACGATGAGATGCACATTGCTATCATTGATACTGGCGGTTTGTTCTCAGGTACACAAGGTACAATTTTGGAAACATACCCATTTGTATCTAAAGCTTCTGATGCTTCAATAAATGGTTCTTCAAATTACTACAAACAAGTTATATTCAATAACTCTAAGTATGTTTATGCTGTGGATCCTGTTGATTATGCAAACACAAATGCAACATGGGGCCAAACAGCTAATACAGTTTTTGCTAAAGTAACCAATCAATTGGTTAACTTGGCTGGCGGTACTGATGTTGTTCCAACAGATTCTGATTTGCAAACTGCTTATACATTGTTCGAAAACAAAGAACAAGTTGACATTTCATTGGTTGTTACTGGTGATGCTTCAGTTGCTGTTCAACAATTTGTTATTGACAACGTGGTTACACCAAGAGCAGATTGTATTGCTTTGATTTCTCCACCTTCTACAGCAGTTGTTAATCAAGCAGGTTCAGAAACAACAAACATTCAAACATGGTTGACATCATTGTCACGTTCATCTTCTTATGTTGTTGCCGATTCTGGTTGGAAATACCAATTAGACAAATACAATAATGTATATCGTTGGGTACCATTGAATGGTGACATTGCTGGTCTATGTGTATACACAGACACAATTAAAGATCCATGGTTCTCACCAGCTGGTTTCAATCGTGGCGCAATCAAGAATTGTATCAAGTTGGCATGGAATCCAACAAAAACTTACCGTGACACATTGTATTCAGCTGGTGTAAATCCTGTTGTATCATTTGCTGGCCAAGGTACAGTATTATTTGGAGATAAAACTCTACAATCTAAACCATCCGCTTTTGATAGAATCAATGTACGCAGGTTGTTTATTGCTCTAGAGAAATCAATTGGTACTGCTGCTAAATTCTCATTGTTTGAATTGAACGATGAATTTACCCGTGGCCAGTTTGTTGCTTTGGTAACACCATTCCTAAGAGACATTCAAGGACGCCGTGGTATTACAGACTTCAAAGTAGTTTGCGATATAACAAACAACACACCAAATGTAGTTGATAGTAACCAATTTGTTGGCGACATCTACATTAAGCCTGCTCGTTCTATTAACTTCATTCAATTGAATTTTGTTGCTGTTGGAACTGGTGTTGACTTTACTACAATCGTTAACGCAGCTTAATAAATAGCTAATAATAGGAGAATAAAATGGCATTTAATGTAGCAGAATTCAGAGCGAATATGATTGGCGAGGGTGCTCGTCCTAATCTATTTTCAGTCTCTTTAAATTTTCCAACTACCGTAACAAACGGAGCGGCCGCTGGCCAAAAAGCAACCTTTATGGCCAAATCAGCACAACTACCAGGTTCTACTGTAGGTAATGTGACTGTACCTTACTTTGGTCGTGAATTAAAGTTTGTTGGAAACAGAACCTTTACAGATTGGACTTTAACTATTATCAACGATGAAGATTTCTTGATTCGTAATAGTTTGGAAAATTGGATGAACCAATTGAACAGTCATGCTTCCAATGTCCGTGCAGCAACAGCAGTATCACCATCTGGTTATTCTGTTGATGCCGTTGTAAATCAATATGGCAAAGCAGGTGGAACTCCAATAAAATCTTACAATTTTGTTGGAATGTTTCCGGTTGATTTGGCAGCTATTGACCTTGATTGGGGAACAAACGACTCTATTGAAGAATATGCAGTAACGTTTGCATTTCAATACTGGGAAGCGGCTAACATCACAACTTAATATTGTTATTTTATATGTAGAGGAGCTTCGGCTCCTCTTTTATGGTTACTTGAACTGGATTTTAAAAAAATATGGCAGCTCTTAATAAGTTTTCTCTCTTCGGTTTTTCTATTTCTCGGGACAAGAACGAGGCAGAACAGGCCGTACAACAATCGTTTTCGCCTCCAACGAATGACGATGGTGCTCTGACGATAACTTCTGCGGCCTACTATGGTACGTATGTTGATTTAGATGGCACAGCAAAGAATGAGGTTGAGTTAATCTCTCGTTATCGTGAGATGGCAATGCAACCAGAAATCGAATCGGCAATTGATGATATTGTTAATGAAGCCATTTGTCAAGATGACGATGGTAAGATTATTGATATCGTATTGGATAACTTAAAAGAATCCGATAAGATTAAGAAAGCCATTCGAGAAGAGTTTCAAATTGTTCTCAAGCTGTTAAACTATAACAACATGGCATCCGATATCTTCCGTAGATACTATATTGACGGTAAGATGTACTACCATATTATTATTGATAAAGAAAATCCAACTCAAGGTATCAAAGAACTCAGATATATTGATCCACGTAAACTTCGTAAGGTACGTGAAGTCAAAAAGAAAAAAGATGAACGCACTGGCGTTGATGTAATGGATGTGATTAATGAATATTATATTTACAATGACAAGGTCACTACTGGCGCATCTAGTAATTTTGGGCCTGTTGGTGTTCGTATCACTACTGATTCCATTATTTCAGTTGTCTCCGGTCTTATGGACTCACGTAGAGCGGTTGTCTTATCATATTTACACAAAGCTATTAAGCCTTTGAATCAATTGCGTATGATTGAAGATGCTACGGTAATCTACCGTATCTCTAGAGCTCCTGAAAGACGTATATTTTATATTGACGTAGGTAACTTGCCTAAATTGAAGGCTGAACAGTACCTCCGTGACATCATGGTTAAGTACAAGAACAAGTTGGTATATGATGCCAACACAGGTGAAGTCAGAGATGACCGTAAGTTCTTATCCATGATGGAAGACTTCTGGTTGCCACGTAGAGAAGGTGGTAAAGGTACAGAGATTACAACATTGCCTGGTGGACAGAATCTAGGTGAGTTGGAAGACGTTAAGTATTTTGAACGTAAACTATACAAGTCTTTGAGTGTACCAATCTCTCGTTTGGAACCCAATCAAGGTTTCTCTTTAGGTAGAGTATCTGAGGTAACCCGTGACGAACTGAAGTTCAGTAAGTTTGTGGACAGGTTGCGTAATAAATTTGCTGATGTATTTGACCAAGCTTTAAGAGCACAATGTGTACTCAAAGGTATCTGTACATCTGATGAGTGGGCTATGTTTAAAGAACATATCTATTACAACTTTATCAAAGATAATAATTTTACTGAGTTAAAAGATGCTGAGTTGATGAGAGAAAGATTAAGTCTATTGACTGAAATTGATCCATACACTGGTCGTTACTTCTCACAAAAATGGATTCAAAAGAATGTGTTACGTTTGGATGATAACAGTATTGCCAAAATGCAAAAAGAAATTGATAAAGAGAAAGAAGAAGGCCTTGGTTTACCTGTTCAAGTAATGAACGGTGTTGCTGGACAAATTATGGCATCTGATGTGCCACAGCAACCACAACATCCAGATGATGTGGAAGCAGACCAAGCGGCTGCAGACCAAGAACAGAAAGCAACTTTAGCGGCAGCAAAGGCTAAGACAAAGAGTGAAGAAACCACTTTTGGTAAGCTTAAAAGAATATTATAAATAGGATTCATTAAGGAGAATAACATGGACACAAGAACAATTATTGATTATGCAATGAATGATGATGCCAAGGCGATGCGTGATGCTTTGTATGCCTCTATCCACGACAGAGTTAATGCACATATTCAAGCACAAAAACAAGAAGTAGCACAAAACATTTTTCCTGAAGAAGTTGAAGAAGAATATGAAGAGATTGATGAATCTTCAGGAAATAATGAAAAGAGACATCTCGATTCTATCATTAAAATGAAAGAAGTTAAAAAATCTAAGCATGATATGGCACCAAGTATCCATGACCATATGGAAGATGCTTTAGAAAAAGGTAATCATAAAAAGATAGACCAATTGCATAAAGTATTTAAACACGTTTCTGAAGAAGTTGAACAAATTGATGAACTTTCTTTACAGACTATGAAGTCAGCAAAAGAAAAATTAGGTTCCAAAGCTCTTGATGCTCACTATAATGATGACAAACGTTCAGCTCGAAATTATGCAGGCAGAGCTTTACACATGGGTGCAAAAATTAAACGTAAAGAGCGTTCCGCATCGTCTTCAGTTAAAGAAGAAGTTGAAGAATTGACTGAAGGTAAGATGGACAAAATGACTCTTTCTGCTCTATGGCACAAACATGCACAACATCAATTTGGTGCTGAAAATGGATATGGTGGCGGTGAAGGCGGACAGCATAGTCATCATGCAGCTACCGCAATTGAAAACCATGTTCGCAAACATTATGGCAACAAAGTAGCTGATGATATGTTGGACCATTCAGACCATCATGTTGCTCGTGTAGAGTATGCTGGTCGTAATGAATACGAACACCATGAAAAAGAAGGCGCCAAACTAAGAGCTAAACACAAAATTTCTGGCGATTTGCTTGGTCCTGACAGAAATTAATTAGGATAACAAATGGCAAACGCTTTTTCATATCAAATACTAAAAGATGATACGCAACATGCTATCATCAAGCTAACAGGACAGTTTACTGGTTCTGATGGCCAAGAATCTAACTTGGTTCGTATTCAAGCCAATACACTTTATGGTGCTTTGGGTACAGATGCTAAACCAATAGGATATCCCGGTGCAGCTAACACAACATTACCATATTACAACTTGCAACTATTTCGTTGTTGGTATGATGTTTCTGGTACAGGAAATGTTCAAATGGTTTGGACGGCTGATATACCACAAACAATCATGTATATGACTGGTGGTTCCGAGTATGATGGCAATGGTAACTGGGTCACTATTCCAAACAACTCACAAGGTACTGCAAACTCAAACGGTAACATTGGTATCATAACTCACGGTATGTCAGCAAACGATGGTTATACAATCATTGCTGAGTTCCGTAAAGACAATGCTTATTATCAACGTGGCCAGTTCAATGATCCAGGTGCATTCAACTACGGACAATATAGTATCA